CGATGGAGCCGGCAGGGATGGTCGAGCCGGACTGGTTGCGGACCTCGACTTCAAGGTTGCGGGCGTTCGCCGTGCCACCGAGGAGGCCAGCCTGGACGAAGGCCGTCGTGGCGATGGAGGTGTCGTTGTCGCCGAAGGTGGCGGTCGGGGCGGTGGGGTTTCCGGTGAGGGCCGCGTTGTTGAAGCCGGGGAAGGCGATGGTCTGGACGCTGGCGTTGGGGAACGTGATGGAGGTGCGGCCATAGGTCACATAACCGGATGAAACTCCATTCCAGTTGCTGAAAGACATACCATCAACTCCCAACCTAACTCCTTCTCCTGCTTGCGGCTCAATCGTTCCTTCGCTATCTGACCAAGTCCTGTCCCTAAATCGAAGAAAATTAGTCCCAGAATAAAACTCAAACTGCTGACCTTCCTGGGTGCCGCCTAGGCTAGTGTCGGTGTAAAGTTGAAACCAATCGCTAGTAATCTCGGAGTCGTAAATCACAGTTGAGGCAACGAGCGGGTTCAGCGTCAGCCCGTAAGTGTTAATGTAAGTGTCGCCTCCCAAGTCGTAAGTGAAGTCGTAATCAAGCAGGGTGCGCTTGTCTGAGACGTCCAGGGTCAGGTTGCCTGACGTGACCTCCAATGGCGCCGAGACGCTGGTGATGAAGTCAGGAGGAATCGTGACGACATCCCACGCGCCGTTCTTGCGGGCGTACTGCGAACCGTCGGACGGTGCGTCGTTGACCACGGACAAGGTGCCGAGGCCGCTGATGTCCGTGTTCGACAACACGATGGCTCCCGTGCGTCCGGCGACCGATGTCACCGGCGCCGCCGTCAGGTATCCCTGGCCCTTCACGAAGGCCGTGGTAGCGATGCTGGTGTCGTTGTCCGACAGCGTAGGCGTCGGCGCCCGTGGGTCTCCGAAGAAGACCGGAGAGTTGAGCAAGGCGTAGTTGCTGGCCGTCTCGGTCGCCATCGTGCCCAGGCTGAACCAAGAGGTCGCCCAGCTTACGTTGCTCGTCTTCGCCAGCACCTGGCCGGTGGTCCCGCCAGCGGGCACCGCGATCGTCGACAGGTCCGCCAGGTCGAAGGCCGATGAGCGCAGCTTGCCGTCGTCACGCTGGATCTCGTTGAGCCGGGAGATGGTCTGGTTGGTGCTGGCCAGCGAAGCGTTCAGCTCTTGGTCGATCTTCTGACCCGGCTGCTGGGCCGAAGGCTGCATGGCCGAGAAGTCGGTGAAGTCGAAGACTCGAGTGTAAGGGGTTGGCGGCTGGCTCATCCTGCGAGGAAGATGCCGCTGGGTCGGTGAAAGACAAGCGAACAAGTTGTAGGAGAAAGTTTTCCAAGAACGCAGATTTTCTTTGGCGGGGGGAGATAGAAATTGCGCACGGCGCGCGGGGGCGTGGGCGGGGGTGCGTGCGCGCCGGCGCAGCTGCGCGCGCCCAGGCACGCGGCCTGCCGAGTTTCTCGCACGTCGACGGCCGCCGTCCGTCCGTCCGACCGTTTCCGCCTTGGCAGGGCGGAAACACCCCAAGCCCAGCAAGGGGTTGCCGACCGACCGCGCGCAACGTTGGGCGCAACGTCCCGACCCGATCCGCAGAAGCCCGCCAAGGCCCGACCCGACCCCGACCCGACCCGACCCCTGCCCCGACCCGACCGAGGGCTCAGAGGCGAAGCCCGACCCCGCCGCCTACGCGCGAGGGAACGAGCGGACGGGACGGGACGCAAGCCCTACCCGAAAACCTTCTTTTGCCTTTGCAATAAATACGCTTGCAAAGATGACCCCGCTTCCCATTGTCGGGGATGTCCTCACGGACGCAACCCACACCAAACCCAATAAATACCGACATGAAACGCACATCCTACAACCCGACCGCGCTCGAACGCTGCACCGCTGCGGCCGAATACGACAACGCCCACCGGTCGCACTTCGACCCCGAGCTTACCCCCTCCGACTACACCGCCGACGGAGCGACCGTCACCCTTAACGGCGGCGCGACTTATTGGGTCGTGACCCACCCCGAAGCCCGCGAGGTCGGCATCCTCTTTGACGAAACCGAAACCGTCTATGTCGACGGCCGCAAATGGGTTGTGACCCTTGCCTAACCCTCTCCACCAACCCAACCCAACCCAACCAAATACCATGACCGAAGAAAACGCCAGCAGCACCAACCCCGGCGACCTCGCCCAAGCCATGCAGCTCCTGGAGCAGGCTCTAATGGCCGTTGAGTTTGCACATAAGGACGCAAAGGAAGCCCACAACGAACCCGCCCAGACGGACGAGGAAGCCGAAAAGGTCTACGCCAAGCTTGAGGTAGTCGGCCAACTCCGAAACCGGGCAACCGAAAACGCCGAGGCCGCTTGCCGCATCCTCGCCCGCCTTGCCGCCCTCCGAGACTAATCTTCCCACCAACCCAAACCCAACAAACCCAATGACCGACAAAAACGCCCGCTTCATCCTCGCCCAAGCCGCCAACGCCGCCGAGCGCGTCGCCGCCTACCTCGAAACTCTCGCCCGCACCGAGGGAGACGAGCGCAAGGCCGAGCGTCTCGAAATCGCCGCAAGCGATCTCGCCCACCACGCCGACGCCATCCGCCACGCCTCCGGCATCCACGCCGACACCGAAGCGAACTTGGCCGAGCTCGCCCGCAACCCTTCCACCCGCTAACAGGTCGAAACGCCGCAAGGCGTCTCAGGGTCACGCCCTGACTGACGAGACCAACCCCACCCGACACCTTTCCCCCGCACACAATGCACACCAACACCAACACCACCACCCCCACCGCCGAGGCCATTCTTGCCGCCTTGGCAACCCTCGAGGCCGCCCGCAAGGGTGACGCCTTCATGTCGGCCGTCGTTGCCCTTGACGGCGTCGACGAGCGCACGGCCGCCGTTGACAACTTGGCAAACGCCCTTGCGGCGCTTGCTTGGGCTGCCGAGGCCGACATTGACGCCCAGGCTGACTCTCAGCTGAAGGCGATGGAATACGGAGAAGCGCTAAACCTCCGGGTGACGGCCGCCAGCGTCAGCGAATATGCGAACGCCGTTGAGATGGCACATGAGCGCTCGTTTGAACTGATCCACGGGCTCGATGACCAGGACGAGCCGACCGACTCCGAGGCCTACGGCGCCGCCCTCGAGTCTTACGGACTGGCCGACTAATTTCCCAACCACAACAACCGAACCAATGACTACCACCCGCACCGCCGTCCGCGTCACCTGCGACAACGGCAACACCTGGACCACCGGATTTAACGGCACGCTGGCCGAGGCGAAAGCCTACTTTGTCGGCAAGGTCTTCACCGAAGAAGACGAACACGGACGCCGCGAAATCATGAACCGCGTCATTTCCTGCGAACAGATTTAACCCCCAACCCAACCCAAAAATGAAAACCGAAGAAATCCAGAAACCGACCCCCGCCGACTTCCGTCGGCCGGAGGTCATCACGGCGGCGCTGAACGTGCTGCAACTGCGGGCTTTCTCGCAGACGATGCGGACGGCCGTCGACAAGATCGGGCAGGCCCTGCTCGAGACGACGCACCCGCTGACCGACGAAGACGGCGAGCCCATCACGTCGACGCGCTGGGCGTGGCGTGCGTATTCGGGCGAAGGCTGGGCCGCGTGGCGTGCCGCGTGCGTATCCCAGGAGCACAAGACCGGACTCCGCGTCATCGGCTGGAACGACGACCTATGCCCGGCCCTGGTGGCCGAGGAGGAGACGCGACAGGCCGAGCGCGCGCTGATCGACCTATCGGGCGAGCGGTTCGGGGTGACGCACGGCAAGCTGATGAGCCACGCCGACGGGATGGCGAACCGCGAGAAGTGGCTCGAGCTGACGCTGAGCCTGGCGCTGAGCCGCAAGGGGGACGCCAAATGAGCGCATTCCCCTTCCCGACGTCGGGCGGCCCGCTTTGGGTCGGCGTCCGCGTGCCTGCCGAACGGCCGCAGGACGTCCAGGACGACGTGCTGATCTGGCTACGCGACGCGGAGCACGCCGAGCGGGTCTGCGCCGAGCGCGTCATTGATTGCGTCGTCTTGGAACGTGCCGGGACGCGGGCGACGATTGACTATTGCGGCGCGGAAAGCTTCGCGGAGTTTGTCGAGCTATGCCAGGACGAGCTCACGCACGTTCAACCTGACTTCGACGACCCCGGCGAGGAGGCGCTTTGCAAGGACGCGGTGCGCCTGCTTCACGCGGCGACGCAGAAGGGAGACGCCCGATGAAGCCCCGCGCCTCCGATCCCGACGTCATGCAATACAACGCCATTTGCATGACCGGCTGCGAACGTCCGGCCAAGCCCAAGGGGGACGTGATCCCTGACGGCTTCACGGCCAAGGGCGAGCCCGACCTGATCACGCGGGCGGCGCTCGACGTGGCGACGAAGACCCTCCGCGAGCTGGCCGACGACCTGGAACGCATCGACCGCGCCGACACGTGCTGCGCGGCGGGAACGATCCGCGCGGTCTTGCGGACGTTGGCCGTGGCCGGCGCAACGCCGGAGAAACCCTATGAGCACGCGGAGCGCATGAAGCGCCGCATGATCTGACCCAAGGGAGACGCGCATGACCGACCCGAAACAGACCGAGCTCCCCGGCGCGGACGACTTCAACCTGGCAGGGGAGACGGCGACAGACTACCAGCCGCCGCCCCCTGCGGACGAGCTGACCGGCGAGCTGCCGCTTTGACCAAGGGAGACGCCCGCCTGCCGGCGGGCTTTTTGTTTACGCGAGCCAGGCCGGGGTGCTCGACGCGGGCAAGGGGACGCGTGCGTCGGGGGCGATAGCCAGGGAGACGCCGGCCAAGGGGGACGCGCTCCAGGTCTTGCGGACGATGAGGCAGGAGACGGCGGAGTCGTCACCGATCAGGCCGGCGGACATCATGGCGTCTAGCACCAGCTTGGCCAGGTTGTCTGAGTCCGGGCGCATGGTATGGGGCAGGCCCCATCGTTTCTTGTCGGCGGTCGGCATCTCAAATCCAAGGGAGACGGACAGGGGGCCGGACTGTCGGCCGTGCTCCTTGGCTGCCTGCCGTGCCACGGCCTCCACATTGGCCTTCCAGCGCCTTGCGTTAGGGTCGGCGGTAGAGATTACCCTTCCGCGAACAAAACGCGGCCTGGGCTGCGGGCGGGGGGTTCCTTTGACGGTCAGCAAGATCACCCCGGTACGCTGTCCATCGGAGACGGGTCTGGCAAGGGGGTTGTTTGTTTAACGGGCGCCGCCTACGGGATGGGTAGGCCCCTACTCCCTAACCGTCCTACGGAACGGTAATAGGGATAGGGAAGGCCCGTTAGGGCTTACTATCCATATACGTAGTATATAGACTCGCGGCCCGACTGCTATTGGCGGGTGTAAGTTGTATAAAACCCAAACCGCACTTTCCCCGTTAGTTTTCCACACAGTAGTAAGACTACGCAAACCGCTGTTGATTATGGGTGTTGCGTATCTTCCACACAAAAAATCCACACAAACCTACATAACGCTCGACTTTGTGGATGCCCAAACTATGCCTCAAAGGAAGACCTAAATCGTCCTTTAACCCTATGGAAAATCCACACAAAGAAACCACCCTCCCCGCCGGACTCCGTCGCGTCAAGATGCCGACCGACCTGCCCTGGTCTGGATTGGTCGCTTGGATGCACCGCAAGATTGCCGAGCACACCGCCAACAGCGCCCGCTGGTATCACTTGAACGTGGCCGCGAACCCTGATCCATCCAAGGCCAAGGCCAAGGCCCGCCCTGCGCCGACGACCGAGGAGAAGCGGGCGAAGACCGCTGAATATATGCGGGCCTATCGTAAGCGCATCAAAGACCAGCGGACTAAGCTATACAAAGAGCTGGACAGCGGGGCCTTGCTGTATCGCACCGAGTTGACCAAGTGGCAGAACCGGGTGCATTGGCTCAAGCGGAACCGCCGACGCCTGCTGCGGGCCGGCAAGTGGAGGGGTCTCCCCCCTCGCCCTGACAAGACCGCCTTCTTGACAAAGAAAGCCAAGCCGGCACGCTGACCAGCACAACGGCTCCTGCCTCTGCCTAACGGTAAGCGGGAGTCATCTCTTTGACTGCCGCCCCGCCCTCTGCCCTGCATGGTTTCTCCGGGGCGGCGATTAAAGCCAAACGCCTTTGGCATTAATAGCCGTTTGCCTTATTAACGGGAACGGGCCGACGCCCTTCGACGCCGGCCCGCTTTCTCGGGCGATCCCTATTGCACCCCAAGCCGGCTGAACCCCGTAGGGCAGGCCCCGTCTTGGCCCGAGAAAAGTTATTTGTCCGCCTTCGGCGTGACGTCGATGGTATTGGCGTGGGCCTTGAGCACCTGGCCGACCGTGCCTTTCATGGTGTCGAAGGTGGCGCGGCCGCGGGTGATGAACTCCTCCAGCTCCGTCACCGACATCTCCGACAGGGGCTTGTTGGTCTTGCGCAGGCCCAGCTGTAACGACGCGGCGACGGCCGACAGGCCATGGCCGCTTGCTTCCAGCGTCCACTTGGCGGCCTGGAACTTGACCTGGGCAGGGGATGCGGGGTCGGTCATCAGCTGCTCGATGACCTGCCAGGCCTTGGTGGCGCCGGCGGTCTTGATCTCGACGTCGCGCTTCAGCTCGACGGACTGCCGGACGCGGGGGTCGGCGAGCGCTTCCTTCGCGGCGGCCTTGGGATCGTCGAAGCCGACGGTCTTGGCCGCGGCCACGGAGTCACCGCCATTGCCGACGTAGGCCTCGACGAAGGCGAGCTGCTGCTCGGTCAGGGGTTCCTTATCGGAGGGCAGGAGTTGGATGCCGCCCATCCAAGTATCCTTGCGGGCGTTGGTGGTCTTGGGGGTTTCTGGTTTCATTTCTTTTTATTGGCGAGTTGTTGGACGGTGAGGGCTTTGGAAAACTTGTCGTGCGGGACGAAGGCCCATTGGTAACCGTATGCCTTGAAGCCGGTCATGCCAAGGTTGTAGGCGAGCCAGGTCTCGGCGGCCGACGCCGGCCGGCCGATCTCGATGGTCAGCCTGTTTCTTAGGTAGGTCAGCCAGGTGCGGGCGTATTCGCGGGCGACCTTGCGGTCGGTGGCCTTGGAGTAGGGATGGACGGGCAGGCCGGCCTTCTTGCGGACCTTGGAGCAGTCGGCCCACGCGACCGACCAGAACTGGAAGACGCCTGCCGCCTTGCCGGCGTCGCCGTAGATGTTGCGGCCGCCGGACTCGACGTGCTCGACGGCGTCGACCCAAGACTCGGGGACCGGGTTGGCCACGATCGTGGCGACGGCCATGGCCAAGATGGCGGTCATCGGCGGGCCGACTTCAGCTTGATGCCGAGGCGGGTGGCCGCGGAGTAGATGGTCCAGGTGGAGATGCCAGAGATCTTCGCGAGCTCGGGGGCGGTCATCTTCTGGTCATGGGCGGCGATGACGAGGGCTTTGACCTCTCCCTTGGGGCGGCGCTTCCTCATGGCTAACCGCCGAGCTGCCGGCGGATCTCCTCGCGGATGACCTCGGCGATGAACTCACGAACCTCCTTGCGGAGGACGGCGGCGAAGGCGTCGCGCTGGAGTTCGAGGTGATTGATGCGCAGCCGGAGTCGGGTGACTTCGTCGTAGTCCTGCGGGTTCTGCTCGGGGTTCACTTGGCGCCTCCCTTCTTCTTGGCGGGCTTGATGCCGGCGGCCTTCTCGGCCTTGGACAACTTGCGTCTCAGGTTGCGGGTCAGGTTGGTGAGCCGGATGATTTCCTTGTCGCGGGTATCGATCCAGCGGTCGCGCTCGTTGACGAGCAGGGTGATCTCCTCGACGCGCTTCTTCTCATAGTCGCGCTCGGCGCCGGCGTTCTCGCAGAACACGGTGAGCTGCTTGACGCGGGCCTCCGCCTTTTCCAACTTATGGACAGTATCGCAGTAGACGTCACGCTCGGCCTGGAGCTTCTCGATGTAGGCGTCGCGGTCCTCGGTAATGACGGAGAGGCTGGCCCGCAGCGCCTTGATCTCATCGGCCGCCCAATGGACGTAGCCGATGGTGTCCTCGTAGAGGTGGGGGCACGCGGGCTTCAGCGCGAGCTCGACCTTGCGGAGGAAGGCGTTGCGCTCGCTCTGATGGTAGCCGGCCAGCTCCTCCTTCTGTTTGATGACGACCTTGGCCGCCTGGTAGGCGTCCTCGGTGGTCTCGGTCAGCAGGTCGACGGCGTGCAGCGCCTGCTTCAGGTTGCGGGCGTAGGCCCACGGGTTGAGCCACCAGAAGGCGGGCATCTCGTTGGGCTTGATGAAGGCCGGCGACTTCATGTCGTCGGCGTGTGCGGTTGGGTCGGGCATGGTGTTGGTTGGGTTAGGAAAGGATCCAAGGGATGACGCGGGGGAAGCGGCTGCGCTCGGAGATGGTGATGTTCGCGCACCTGCCGGTCCGGATAACGATGTCGGTCATGCGGAAGTTGAAAGGCGACCTGCTCGCGGCGTGGGTGCGGGTGTGGATGTGGACGTTCTTACTGCCGTGCCGCTTGCGCATAGACCCGGCGTATTCGTTGGCGACTTTGGCCGCCTTCAACGCCTTGCGGTGGTCGTCCGCCGTGTCGATTTTGCTGGCGAGTTTGCAGAGCTTCAGCGCGTCTTTGATGGCGCGTGAAACGTTGAGTGTATTGGGTTTCGTGGGTTTCATATCGGTTGGGATAGACCTACAAGATGGAGGTTGTGGGCAACGGGTCAAGAGCGAACGCAAATATTTACGTCTGGGTTATAATTCCAGCACTCCCACTTTGGATTGCGGTACGCACCCGACGCGATCTCGGCGCCGGCCTCGTCGGTGGCGATGGGTCCGGTCGGGATGTCCAGCCACTTCTTGTCGCGGCCGCCCTTGGCGGCGCAGGCCGCAAGGATCTTCTTGTTGAGCAGGTCGTCGACGAGGTGCTGGAACTCGCCGGGTCCGACCTGGCGGAGCGGCAGGGGCAGCTCGTTGCGTCGGCGGTATAGGCCGCTCTTGGCGTTCTTGCCTTCGACGGAGTAAGGATGGCCGGCGCGGGCGGCCTCCTCGATGGCAAGGGCGAGCCATGCGTGGCGTTCGCCCATGTTGACGGAGGAGTATTGGTCACGGTTGGTCACGTCGATGAGCAAGCCGGAGTCGGTTCTTAGCAGGGTCTTCTCGCCGTCGAACATCTCAGGGTTATTGGCCTTGATGACCGCGGCCTTCCATAGTTGGCCGCGCTTGGGCGGCAGGCCCATGGCCGTGAGACGGCGGTCGAAGTCGGGGCAATGCCAGATGCCGATGCCGGCACGGAAGGCGGCCAGCAAGGCGGAGGAACCACGGACAGCGGCCTTCATCTGCTCGACGTTGCGGATAGGTTCGTCGCCTTGCTTGCGGATATGGTGCGTCAGGATCAGGGCGGCGCCCAGCTCCCCGCATACCTGGCTGGCCACGCGGACGAACTCGTTGATGATGGTGGCGCTGTTCTCCTCGCCGTGCAGGGTGCTGTTGAGGGTGTCGACGACCAGCAGTTTGAGGTCAGGCAATCTCCGCAACAGGGCGAAGAACTCGGCCCACCTACGGGATGGCTTGGCCTCTTGGGTCTTGGGGTCTTTCTCGACGATGGCAAAGGCGCCGCCGGAGTTGATGGTCGGCAGGACGATGAGCTTATCGCCGGCCTTCTCGCGGCGCTTGTCGGGGTCGATGTCGGCCAGTCGGATATGCAGCTCGTCCTTGTCGTCTTCGGTGGTCAGGATGACCACGGTGCCGCCCTCGCGGATCTGTCCGCCGCACCAGTCGAGATACTCGTTGTCTTGGTAGGACGACACCTTGATGGCGAGGTCCAGCATAAGGAAGGTCTTGCCGGCGCCGCCTTCGGCGACCAGCAGCTGGTGCTTGCCGGCGAGGATCAGGCCGTCGACGAGGAAGCGGCGCTTGGGCTTCTCGGTCATCGACCAGCGGTGAGCGGCCCAGACTTCAAGGCCGTCGCCGTTGTCGATCATGGGGCGGACGGGCTCGGGCATCGGGCCGTGGTTGGCCAAGTCCCTTTGCAGGATGGCGTGCCACTCGCGGTCGGCGCGGTGCAGGGGCCAGGGCGGGACCATGCTGGTCTCCATCCACCCGAGGACGCCGGCCTTGGCTTCGTCGAGGGTGACCTCTCCACGGCGGGCGGTATGCAGGTAGTGGCCGCAGACGCGGGAGAACTGTGACCATCGGTTGCCCTCCTCGTCCCCGCCCTCGTAGACCTTCTTGGTCAGGTCAAGGGAGGGTTTGTCGGACTGAAGCATGGTCTCGGTCGCCTGCTCGATCAAAGCCCCGTCATGGCGAGGGGAGAGCATGATGCCGTCCTTCAGGCGCTGGATGCCGTAGACCTGGGGGTCGGCGGGCATCTCGATGCGGACGGGGTTGCGTACGTTGTTCTTGGAATGGACGGAGCCGGCGATGCGGACGGGCTGGTGGGCTCGGCCATAGGGGTTGGAGTCCACGCCAAGGCCGAACTGTACGTCGCCTCCGCCCTTGCGGGCGATCTCGTCGCGGAGGCGGACGATGGCGGCCACGTCGTGGCAGGGGGCGTTCAGGGTCCAGTAGAGGTGGCGCTTGGCTTGGCCGTCGACCTCCCCGCCGGACATGACCACGGCGGTGGCCTTGCCCATCTGCCTTTCGAGGAAGGCTTGCTTGTCGGCGATGTCGCCGGAGTCCAGGTCCACCAGCACGGATCGGAAGTCGGCCACGTTCTCGGAGGTGCCGCGGTCGGCCGACAGGATGGCCGGCACGATGAAGGACGCACGGCTATGCTCGGACCAGCGGCGGACGTGGCGCTCGATGTCGGCGGCAGGGTCGGCGACCTTGGACAAGTCGATGAACTTGTCGTCGCGGAACTCGCCCTCGCCGTCGGTGCCTTTCTCGCCGATGCCTCGGACGCAGATGAACCCAGCCTGGGGCAGCTTGCCGAAGATGACGGTCAGGTGCTGGCGGATGGCCAGCGGATCTACGTCACTCATTGGAGATGAGGCGTTCGCGGGCGTTAGGTTGGCGGAGTCCGTTGGCATGGATGAAACGGTTGAGGTTCCAGATGCCGGTCTTTAAGCTGCGGGCGATCTGGGTCTGGCTCTTGCCGGCGGCGAAGCCCTTCTTGATGGCGTCCTCCCAGCCGGTCTTGTCGTAGCAGTAGACCGTGCGCTTGGCTCGGTTCTTCCACGTCATGTTGAGCACGCGGATCCAGTTGCGGAGGGTAGAGGTGGACCAGCCCATCCACTCAGCGGCCTTCGGGATGGACAAGCCCTTGTCGTTGGCTTGCTCAAGGATGGGGATGAGTTCCTTGATCCGCACGGCGCGGTAGTACATCATCGGCACGCCCTTGTATTCCACTTGGGCGCGCCTCTGTTTTTGTTTCGATTGGTTGATGTCGGGTTCCATTGTCGGTTGGGAGGTGGGCATTTCGTCAGCCCTCGGTCTTATTGCAAGAGTATTTGGCGTCGACCTCGGCGATGCGTTCGCCGATCCAGCGCATGACCGGGACGGCCATGGAGTTGCCGCAGGCTTTGTATTGCGGGCCGTCTGGACACTCCTCGGCGGGCTTACCCTTCCAAGGGATGCGCCCCCAGTTATCGGGAAACCCCTGCAAACGGTAGCACTCATTCGGCGTCAGGCGACGGACGGCCATCGGGGTCAGGACGCCATGCTGGTTGCCACCTTTCTTTAGCGTAAAGGAAGGGTCGCCAGGTTCAAAGTTCTGGAGGCTATGCTCCTCTCCGCATGGCCCGAGACGCGATAGTAGGTTCATGCCGTCGAGAGGTACGACTGGGTAAGAGTTATTCAGCGTGTTGCTGGCGTCGGCTGGAACCCAAGTCTCGTTGTCGGTCGTGGAGCAGGCTCGCTTGGATTTGCGGAAGGGGGTGGGTTGGACTAGTGGAGTATCGCCCCTCACAAACGCGCAGTTCTTAGTCGTTAGCTGAACATTCTCAGAAGGCTGCGGATTGTGATGTTGCTTCATGTCGTATGTAAGCGGCGTCAACACCGCAGGGAAACGGTTCTTCTCCGGCATGGTCTGGCCTTTCGCCAGCACCGCGTCGAGCGTCTGGCTTACTTGGCCTCCGTCCCACCAGCAGCCTGCCTCAACGCTTGCTCCAGCATCGGCGGCAACGCCTTTCCTCTTTTTGTTGCCCGTCTCAAGATACCCGCGCAAGCCTTCGCGGAGAGATAGAACCTCGGCGGCAGCTCGCCAGTCTCCAAGACACGCGACAACGAAGACTCGACGACGACGCTGGGGAACTCCGAAGTGTTGAGCGTCCAGCACTCGGTAGGCGAACCCATACCCGAGTTCGACCAGCGCCCCGAGGAAGGAACCAAAGTCCCGCCCTCCTCCCGATGACAACACGCCAGGGACATTTTCCCAGACGATCCAGCGGGGCTTGAGTTTGTCAGCCAAGCCCAGAAAGGTGA